TGATGAATATATGGATGAATATTGTGATGGCTATGATGATGGTTGGAACTCATTAAGAAAGAAAATTTTAGGCGAAGATGAGGAGAATAAGTAAATGACAGTTGGTGTAAAAATATGTGAAGCAAAAGATACAATTAAAAAATACGAAGATCTTGGTTATAGATTTATTAGTGAAGGAAATGTAGGTGAAGGATATTTAAAACTTATATTCAGAGATCCAATTGTTCCAAAAGAGAATAATATAACAGATATTCAATTTCATGAAGGTGATTATGTAGAAAGCAGTGATGGCAAAATTGGATATATTTCATCCATTTGTCATTGTGATGAGTGTAAGAAGCGTAGATTCTTTGAACCAACAATTACATATTCCGATGGAACAACAGATTATATTAGTAATTATTCTGTTAAAACTATTTCGTCTGATTATAAACAGATTGGAATTCAGAGGTTTTCAACGGAAGATGAGTTGAGAAATAGAATAACTGCACTTGAAAAAGAGAATAAAGAACTAACTGAAGAAGTAAATTATTTTATTAATAGAAACAATGAACTATTAAGGTTGTATATAGGAAAGGATGATAAGTAAATGGCATATATAAAAGAATATTGGCAGAACAAAGAACAAAGAGCGACAATTGCTCGTGAACACACAAAAGAAATGCAAAACAAATATGGTCGTTGTATTCAGACTGCTATTTCTGCAACAAAAATTTATGATACAGATTCATTTAATAGGAATTTTGAAGAGGATATCGAAGATAAAGATACCAAGATTATTGTAGAGAATATTGATAGTGTAGGTGCTGTAATGAAATACGGCAATCCAAGTACAGCCGTTCTTAATTTTTCTTCATATAAAAATCCAGGTGGAATGTTTCTAAATGGTAGTAAGGCACAGGAGGAATGCTTATGTCACGAATCATTCTTATACAATGTGTTGAGTCAGTTTGTATTAGAATTTTATGATTGGAATAATCGACACAAGAATAAGGCTTTATATTTGAACCGAGGATTATTTTCTCCTGGTGTTTGGTTCTTTAGAGAGAATAACCATGTAGAGTGTAGTGTTATTACTTGTGCTGCTCCAAATAAGTCGGCTGCCCAGAAATATCAGAACGTGTCAGACAAAGAGAATACTAAAGTATTAAGAAGTCGAATTAAGTTTATCCTTGATATGGCGAAGGATAACAATATAAGCACTCTTATTTTAGGAGCTTATGGTTGTGGTGTTTTTGGACAGGACGCAACAGAAGTAGCGAATATATTTAAAGAATATTTAACTACTACCCATAAATGCTTCGATACTGTTGTATTTGCTGTTCCAAATGGCAGAGATGGTAACTATGAGAAGTTTGTAAAAGTATTTTAATAAAGGAGGACGAATAAATGAGTATATGGATAAGTACAAAGGATCAAATGCCACCAATAAACGAGGAAGTTTTAATTTTATACAAAGATAAAAAAGATGAACTAAAAGAAGAAAATTTATTTTACAGTGTTGCAAGTTGGATTAAAGATTCCAATTTTGGGTTTGAGAGATGGTCATATTTTATTGAATATTCGGGGTATTACGAGGTAGTATATTGGACACCACTTGTAGATATGCCAAGAATAAAGACACAGGAAACATAGATTTCATTGGATTAGAAAAGAGGTAAAAATGGCAAAATTAAAGAAAATCGCTGAAATTAAGGCATATTACGGACGTGAAGCAAAAGAGGTCGTTGAAACCCTTGAAAATAAAGGGTTTTTGGTGGTCGATGATGATGAAAACGATACTGTCAATAAAATATGGCATGTGCTAAAAAATGTAGAAAACGAATGAAACCGAAGTTTCTTTGGAGTTAGGAGGTAGAAATGGCGAATTTAAATTTAGAAGATTTTAGTGAAGAATACAGAAAAACAGCACCAATGGAGTGTTCTTTGTACTTAGTTTCTTGTTTAGACAAAGATACACAAACACAGTTAAAGAAAGATTGGAACGAAGCTGGTGGTGTTAAAGTAATTCCATATTGGAAATGGTGTATGGAACATATTGATGTAACCTATCACAAATAAGAGAATAATACATTGAAAGGAGCGAGAGATTTGCTGCAGCATTAAATCTGGATTTGCTCTGAGTAAGAAATGTTAGAGATTAACAAAATATACAACGAAGATTGTCTTGAAGGCATGAAAAAGATTGATGATAAGTCAATAGATTTTATCTTCACAGATCTTCCGTTTTCAACAACCCAGAATTCATGGGATGTACTAATTCCATTCGAGCCATTATGGGAACAATACGAGAGAATCATCAAAGATAATGGTTGTATTGCACTATGGGCGCAATCACCATTTGATAAGAGACTCGCTTGTAGTAATGAAAAGCTATATCGCTATGAATGGATTATCGAAAAGACCAAAGCAACTGGTCATCTAAATGCCAAGAAAATGCCTATGAAGGCACACGAAGATGTCTTGATTTTCTATAAGAAACTCCCTATATACAATCCACAAATGACAGAAGGACATATGCCTGTTCATTCTTATACAAAGCATACGACAGATGGTAGCTGTTATGGTGCTACAAAGACTGGTATTTCAGGTGGTGGTAGTACACAAAGATATCCAAGAGATGTTCTACAGTTCAAATGGGATACTCAGAAAAGTAGCTTGCATCAGTGCCAAAAACCTATTGAAGCGTGTGAGTATTTTATTAAAACCTACACCAATCCAGGAGATTTAGTTCTTGATTCATGTGCAGGAAGTTGTACAACTGCAATTGCAGCTTTGAACACAGGTAGAAATTACATATGTTTTGAGAAAGACAAGGATATTTTTGAGGTTGGAAGTAAGAGAGTAGCTGATTATATTAATCAGGATATATTGATGAGTGCAACTTAATTAAGAGAATAAAATAATGAAAGGAGACGAGGTTCGTGCGCACAAGAAGGAATTCCTTATTCCAAGTAATTAAATGGTATATCAAGGAAGTAAAAACAGATTGGCAAAATTTTTAGTGCCAATTATTCAGAAGTATATTGATGATAATAATATCAAAACTTACATAGAGCCTATGGTTGGTGGAGCTAATCTTATTGATAAAATTAAATGTGACAAAAGAATTGGAACAGATATTAATGAGGAATTGATTGCTTTGTTAAAATATGCTCAGACAGACAATAATTTATCTATTGCACCTGAAGTATGTACATTTGAACATTACGCAGAGGTTAGAGAAGATAGAAAACTTGGAACTCATAAGTATTCACCTGAATATATTGCATTGATTGGATATATGGCAAGCTATGGTGGTAGATACTTTGATGGCGGTTATGGTAGAGATTCAAAGGGTGGCAGAAGTATTTATAATGAGAGATTAAATAATTTCAAGGAACAAGCACCGAATTTAAAAGATATTGAATTTATGTGTTGTGATTATAATGATTTCGCAGACTATAAAAATTGTCTTTTCTATTTTGATCCACCCTATAAAAACACAAAACAGTATTCTAAACAGTCAATTGACTATGATTCTTTTTACGATTTTCTTCGTAAGCTTTCAGAGAATAATATAGTGTTAATAAGTGAATATAACATGCCTGATGATTTTAAGTGTATCTGGCAGAAAGAGCGTAAAGTGTTGCAGAAGTCAGATAGAGTTACAGGTGAGAAAGCAGTAGAAAAGCTATTTGTAGTGGAAAAATAAATACTCGGAGGTATCTATTGTATGACTGAATTAATTGGAAGAGAAGTAAAAATTGGTGACAAAGAAGGTGAAATAACCAATGTGTTAGGTGTTGGCTACGAAATAACTTTCTTTGATATTAATCTCGATAGGACATTTATTGATTCAAGAGATATTTACGATTATTTGATTTAAAAAGAAATTTTGGTTTCCTATGGAGGTATTAAATTGAGATATGGAAATGAATCAGATACAAATGAAACATATTGTTATGTAAGGATAGAACCATTATTAAATATATATTATGATACTCGTGCTATATTAAGTATAAAAAATGATCCTTATACTGTAGAAAACCTTTTTGGCGTTCATGAAATATTTAAAAATAGTCATGGAGATTTACAAATTAAAAGTTCATATTTGGAGATTATTGGTTGTTCTCAATGGACAAATAAGAAAAATAAGGTGCGTTATTTATATAATGGTGGTTTTGTAACAGGTGGTATTATTCGTGAATGGAGTAAAAAACCAATAGAACATAAAATGAATAAAGTTGAGGAATATAAAAAGATTCAAAGTGAAATTGATGAATTAAAGAAAAAACAACATTCATTATTTACTAAGTAACAGAGAATATAACAATGTAATTACAAAACAAAGGAAAGGAAAAACGTTCACATGTGAGTAAAGCTGCGCAGCTACTATTGGTGAACAAATTTGAGTAGTACAAATAGAAGTAATGCAAGAGATGAGCATATTGCAGATTATTATGTCACTCCTATTAGTGATATTGAATTATTTTTAAAATCATTTCAAAAAGTTGTTCCTTTAAACTGGAACAATTCTATTATCGTTGATCCAACTTCAGGAGGTAATCCCAAAACAGACAAAGATGCATATCACCCTATGAGCTATCCAACAGCCATTAAGAATATTTATGGGGATTGTGAAATACATACATATGATTTACGAGAAGATAGTTTTGCTGAAAATAAGTGTGATTATTTAAAGGAAAAGTTACCTTACAAACCTAATATCATTATTACAAATCCACCATTTGCTATTGCAACGGATATTATAGAAAAAGCGTTGCAGGATGTAGATAATGATGGATATGTGATTATGTTACTTCGACTTAATTTCTTTGGTAGTCAATCAAGAGAATGGTTCTTTAAAAAATATATGCCTGAATGGGCTTTTGTACATCATATCAGAATTGGTTTTACAGATAAGAAAGATAAAGATGGATATACGATTTTTGATAAAGATGGAGTACCTAAACGTGGTAGTACAGATTCTATTGAATATATGCACGCTGTTTGGCACAAGAGTAATCTAAAACCTGAGTATACAAAACTTGTATTGATTTAGGAGGGTGTATATGAAATACAAAGTTAATATAGAAGAATTATTAAGTAGAATTGTAGAGGTAGAAGCTGATAATGAAGAAGATGCAGAGAATAAAGTAAGAGCAATGTACAACAATGAAGAAATTGTGCTTAATGCTGATGATTTATCGAGCGTTGAGCTATTTGTACAGTAAATTGAAAAAGCCAAGGAAAACCACGTTTCTTGTGGTCGTGAAAGTAGGTGAGAATAATGTATTTTGATTTAAACGTTGGAGAGTGGGAGTTTAAAAATGATTATCTATTTTCTGCTTCATTGTTTATACAATGCAAAAACTGAGTTATACGACAGAACTCTTACTGATATGAGAAGTAGGTATGATCCGACTGAAGCATTTATAGATGGCTGGAATAAAGATTCGTCAAATTGGTATTCTAAAAAGCTTTATGACAAATGTGTTAAATGCATTGAGTTTAAAACAAAAAGTCGTTTTATACATAGATATTGGAAAGAATGTGTTTGGAAGTTTCAAAGTCTTTCTGCACAAGGATGGATAGATTTATATCAGCAGTTAATTAAAGAAAATAAATACGACAGTTGGATATTGGAGTATATAGAAATTGGAGAATAACAATTTGAACAAGAGACAGAAAAAGAAATTTATTAAGAAAAATATGGTAAAGCTAAGAAAGATACATCCAAATGAAGGTGATGTTGTAGTTCTTCAGTGGAATCCAGATAGTGAATATATAGATTTTGATACCATTGTTGAGTTTTATAAAGCTTGGGAGAATGCAGGAATTTTTGATAAATGCGGAGTTGCTATTGTCCCATGTGATTTCAAAATCTTTAACAAGGAAGAGGCTCAGATATATGTTGACAAGTTACAGAGTATTGTAGATCAGATGGGAGAATAAGAACATGAGTAAATATAAGGTAAGTAATTATATTGCGAAAAAGTGGGAAGATATTTCAAAAGAGACTCCAATGTATAAAGCTTATGAATTAGGTATAGCACAGGGAATGGCTTGGAGTTATGAAAATTTAAAATCTGCAACAGATAAGGAAACAGCAGATAAAATATGGTGTAATTATTTAGATGGAACAGATGAATTATGCACCATTTTTAGAACAATTGTGAATTTATCAAATGATGATACCAATTCAAAAATTGAAAAATTAATGGAGAGACTATCTGAGACTAAGAAACCAGAAAATGTTATGTCTGATGATGATAGAGATATGATTGAGGAGTTTCTTGAATATCTACAACATAAAAATGAAAATAAAGAGTCTGAGTAAAGAAGCATTTCTTTTGGAAAGGAGAACAATAAATGGAAAAATTTTCAATAGTAGATAAGATAAATGTAAATAAATTAAATACGAAAATTGCAGAGTTCGTATATAGAGAAGAGCATGAACCTTATATTTTTGCAAACAAAGAGACGCTTGAAGCATTGGTTAAACCGATTGAACAGGAATTAAAATTCGTATCAACAGCAACTGGTGCTACGACTTCGTTTAAAAGTTGTTTTATTGGCAAGTATCAGGATAATAAAATGTTTCAAGATGACACATTAAAATTCGGTGAGATTGAGCTTAGATAAGAGAATATATAGGTG